GTCAGCGCGGCGCCCGGCGTACCGCCGAGCACACGGGTGTTCGACGTGCTGTTGCCCTGCGGCTGCCCGACGGCGACGACGGTCACGCACCCGAGCGTCGCGGCGCCCGTGATCGGCTGCGTCGTCGGGTAGACGTACACCTCGCGGATGTCGAGCGCCGTGTACGCCTGCACCCACGCGGCCCAATCCGCGCGGTTGCCCGACGCGGGGCGCTCGCGGAGGCGCGAGATGATCTGCTGCGACCACGACTGGTAGCTCTCCGCGTCGTCGCCCGCGGTGACGACGCTCGCGACCGTGCTGGTGGGGTTGAGCCCCGCGGGCGCGCTCTGCCACGTCAGCACGTCGCCGACGGCGCGCGTCGTGGTGAGGCCCGTCGTGGTGGCGGCGACGTTGATCGTCCCGGAGCCGCCGCCGGAGAGGGCGACGCTGGTGCTCGTCGAGAGGTAGAGCGTGCCGTCGGTCCACGCGAGCGAGGAGCCCGCGGGGATCGTGATCGTCGCTGACGGCGTGCCGGTGACGGTGACGGTGAGGCGCGCGGCGACGGCGGGCGCGCGGCCGACGCCGTAGACGTAGCCGAATCGCTCGATGGCGCCGTTCGACGCCTGGTCCGGGAGGATGTCGCGCGACACCTGAAGCGCCTGCACGTCGCAGGCGCTCTGGGTGATCGCGATCATCCCCGCGAGCAGGTAGGCGTCGCTGCCGGGGGCGGTCAGCAGCACCTCGCCGTTCGCGAGGTACTCCGCGGCCCAATACGACAGCAGCGCGTCGCGGATCTCGGCGATCGTGCGGGGCGTGAATGCCACTTAGAAGGCTCCCGTGATGCGGAGCGGCCCGCCGTCCATGCGGGGGTCGCGGAACGAGACGACGTAGTCGATGCGCGTCGACGCGGCCTGCGTCGCGGCGACGGCGAGGCCGGTGATGAGCCCCGCGGAGACGTAGCGCGCGAGCGCCTGCGAGATGACGTACTGCACCGTCGCGGTGGCGCCGGGCGCGAGTCGGTTGACGGCGGCCCACGCGACGCCGAGGCCCGGGTCGACGGCGCACGTCCCCGCCCACGTCCGCAGCGTCATCGCGACGACCTCCGTCATCGGCGCGCGCGACGCTTCCCACTCGTTGCCTGAAAGGATGACCTCGCCCGAGGTCGGGTCGCGGTGGCGCGTGTAGGCGTAGACGAGGGTCATGCCTTGACGTGCGTGGCGCCGCCGCTCGTCGCGATGGTGCCGAAGTCGGTGGGGAGCACCGCGGTGCCGGGGGCGATCCCGTTAACGAACGTGGTCACGGCGGCGATCCACGTCGCCATGGTCGCGCCCGCGGTGACCGCGTCGGTGACGCGCGCGACCTTGAGGGAGCCGCCGTCGAGCACCACGTCGCCGGTGCCGTCGACGTTGAGCGCGACGTTGCTGTTCGCCTTCGCGTTGACCTCGACGGCGCCGCTGTTGCGCACGCGCACGTTCGCCGTCGAGTTCCCGGAGCCGGGCCCGTACAGGCGCGCCTCGCCCGCCTCGACGGCCTGCGCGGGGGCGCCCTTGTCGATGATCGCGAGGCCGACCATCTGGTCGCCCATGCGCAGGAACGGCGCCTGCGTCGTGGACGTGACCGCGGGGACGGCCATGAGGCCGAGGGGCTGGAGCACCTCGACGGCGTCGCCGCGCTCGGTCTCGCCGTCGACGTCCGACTCGGTGCCAGAGGCGGCGACCTGCGCCGTCACCACGCGCGTCGAGGACGACGCCGCGGCCGTGAGCACGCGGGCGAAGTCCACGTCGGCCGAGTCCCAATCGTCGTGCATCACGCGGCCTCCGTCGGGAGCAGCGAGAGCGCGCCGCGGGGGACGAGCGTAAGCGTCGTCGTCGTGCCGTCGCGGCGCGAGCGGCGGAAGGTGACGCCCGTGATGAGCATGTCCTCGTCGAGCGGCTGCCCGTCGCCGTCGACGCACACGTCGTCGCGCACGCGGGCGATGGCGTTGATCGCGTAGAGGCGCCGCGCGCCGTCCACGGTCTGCCCGTGGCCCCGCACCGTGCACTCGTACACGCGGAACGACGCCATCGCGTCGAGGATCACGTTGCTCCCGGTCTGCGCGGCGCGCTCCGGCGAGCGGGCGCGCGAGTCGCGGAGGTACCGCGGCTGCTCGGGCGGCGGTTGCAGCACCAGCCCCCGCGTCACCGCGTCGTCCGTCAGGGCGACGTTGGTCGTGACGGAGCGCGTCCGCGCGTCGACCTGCGTCCCGCGGGCCGTGCCCGAGAACACCGTCGCCGTCGTCGGCGCCGCGCGCGTGTTGATCGTCTCGCCGCCGTCGAGGATGTTGCCCTCATAGCCGCCGTCGCCGTTGGCGACCTCGCGGCGGAGCAGCACGTACGACGGCGCGGCGGTGTCGTTCGGCACGTCGACCACGACCGCGAGCTCGCCGTCGGCGCTCGGCGCGACCCACATGCGGTACCCGATGCGCTTGACGATGCCCTCGACGAAGGGCCACACGCGGTCGCCGGGGCGGGGGTGCGCGATGTCGACGGGCTGCGCGCGACGCGCGCGGCGGTTGGTGCGGCGGGGGCCGGGCGCCTCGCGCGCCGTCACCGCGACGTTCGCCGCGCTGTCGACGGTGTGCGCCGGGATGCCGAGCTGCGCGAAGCACCGCTCGACGGCCGTGGAGAGCGCGGTGTTTTTGATGGTGATCGTCGGGTCGACGTCCCAGTCCATCGCGGGCCCCGCGAGGTCGCGGCCGTTGACCACGACAACGGCGCCGCCGCCACGATCGGCGCGGATGGCGCGCGTCTCGATTCGGCCGTTGAGTTGCACCGCGCCGTCGATCGTGACGAGCACGCGGTCGAAGACTTTGACGCCGCGCGTGATGACCTTCCACGGCGTCGAGCGGTTGCCGTCGAGCCCCGTGTCCACGGCGTCGGAGCGCCAGAACGTGAACGTCCACGGGCTGCCGGGCTCGAGCATCGACAGCGAGATCGCGTACTCGTCCCACACGTCGAGGACGGCGCCCGACGACGCGAGCGAGAGCTCGGTGCGGTGCTCGTAGGGCGTGAGGTCGACGGCCATCAGTTCGACGGGAGCACGGTGACGACGGTCCCCGCGCCGACTTGCAGCGGGTCGAGGAAGGCGTTGGCCGAGTAGAGCAGGTTCACGAGCGAGACGTCGCCGTACGCCGCGACCGCGATCTCCGCGACGCTCATGGTCGTCGGGACGACGAAGTAGCGGACGCTCGACGCGCCCGGCGTGAAGCGCGCCTTGTAGCCTTGCAGCGCGACGCGCAGGTTGAGGAGCGCGACGGTCGCGGCGTAGCCGCCGATCGCCTGCACCGACGGGAGCGCGAGGTTCGACGCGACGAGCGCCTCCATCTGCGAGAAGGCCGCCGCGACCTCGGAGAACGCCCGCGGGGCTTCTTCGAGGTACGTCGCCTGCTCATCGACGGTCGCCGCGACGGGCTTGTAGCCCGCGAGCGTCGCGCCCGCGGCGTCGGCGACGTCGGCGCGCGTCACCACCGTCGAGACGGGGTCCGTTGCCGGGAGCCCGTCCGCGCCGATGAGCAGCGCGAGGGTGGCGTTGTGCTCCTTCCACCGGACGGTGAGCGTCACGCCGTTGCGCACGTCGCTCCCGCCGCTCTGCGACACGTCGGTGATGGCGACGACGAGGTTGCCGAGCAGCGGGTGCGAGAGCTCGCCGCGGGGGTTCTCGCGGAAGAGGTCGAGCAGCTCCGTTCGCTTGTCGGGCCAGAGCACGCCGTAGCGCCGCGTGAGCGCCTCGGTGTTGATGCACGGGATCGTCAGCGAGCCCGACCACGCGCGCCAGCCCGTGGGCTCCATGTCGGCGCCCGCGCGGCGGTAGGCGGTGTGCTCCGCGAAGTCGTTGCCGCCCTCGCAGGGCGCGTCGCTCACGGGGAACGTCACGCCCTGGTAGGTGGCCTCGGAGAGCCGGTCGAAGTCCGTCGGCATCGGTCAGCGTCCGGGCGCGGGGGCGCGGCTCGCGGCCTGCGCGGCGTCGGTGGGGGCCACGGTGGCGGTGAGGGGCGACGCGCGAAGCGCGGCGGCGACGGCGGCGCCGATCTCGGCGGCCGTGGGCGGGGCGCGGCCGGCGGCGCGGGCCTCGCCCGAGAGGCGCGTGGACTGCCGCTCCCACTCCGCGCCCTCGCGCCGCTGTCGCTCGACGTCGTCCTGCGACGTGCCGCCGTAAGCGCCGATCGCGGAGAGGCCCTCGGAGAGCAGCCCCGGCACGCCGAAGACGGCGCCGCCGACGCGGCCGAGCAGGCCGCGCGCGCCGACGCGGGCCGCGAGGCCGCTGGCGCCGCCCCGCGCGGCCGAGAGCAGCCCGCGGACGCCGCCGCCGCCCGGGGCGAGCATCCGCCCGACGCGCGTCCCCGACGCCCACGACCCGATGCGGTTCGCGAGCGCGGGCCCGACGGTGCTCGCGAGGAAGGTGCCGCCGATGGTCGCGGCGGTGGAGTGCAGCGGGTTGGCCGCGGCCCAATCCGCGAAGCGGTTGGACAGGTTGTTGACCGCGTCAGTGTTGTTCGTCAGCGCGTTGGTGCCGGCCTCTTGCGCGCGCGTGAGGTTGGAGAGGTCGTCGCTCTCGACGTCGCGCTGGTGCTCGGCGATCGTCGCCGTGTCCACCGTCGCGCCCATCATCGCGTTGACGCGCTGCGCGCCGGTCTCGCCCGTCGCCGTGCGGCCGCCGAGGAAGGCGACGAGGTCGCGCCAGTTGGCTTGGAAGCTCTGCGGGTTGCCGTGGCCGGAGCCCGCGAGGATGTTCGCCGCCGCCGCGGCGTTGCCGCCGGTCACCTCGGCGAGGCGGGCGGAGAAGGACAGCGGCGTGACGCCCTCGCGCAGCCGCATCGCGTTGCCGCTGCGGGTCGGGTCGCGCTCGAACATCTCCTCGCGGAAGCGCAGCAGCGCCTCGCGTCGGCGGCGGCCCTCCTCGTTGTGGACGTTCGCCGACGACGCGGCGGTGTCGATGTTGGTGAGGATCTGCTCCTGCCGACGCGGCGTCTGGAGCGCGTTGTTGACCGCCGAGAGCACGTTCGCGGTGTTGCCCGCGCGGCGCCCCGTCGAGGCGGCGACCTCCTGCATCGCGACGCTCTCGCGGTAGGCGTTGAGCGCGGTGCGCTGCCGCTGCGCCTCGGTAGCGTTGGGCGGCAGGGCGCCGATGCGCTGCGACATGAGCCGCGAGGCGCCCGGGAGGCCCTCGGTGATGATCTGCTCGACCTCGACGCTGCCGCGCTGCGCGGCGCCGATCGTCATGCGCACGGCCTCGTCGAGCGACGCGCCGCGGAGGCCGGCGGCGCCGAGGCGCCCGCGGGCGGCGAGGAGCTGCCCGGCGTCGATGCCCTCGGCGTTCGCCATGCGGATCGTCGTCAGGGCGTTCGTGAGCACCTGCCCGCGCGTCGTGCCTTCGTCGGCCTCGAGCGCGGAGCCGCGCCCCTGCCCGAGGCTCAGGGCGCCCGCGACGGTGTCGTAGCCAATGCCGGTGTCGCCGACGAAACGGCGCACCGCGTCGCGCGCCGCCGCCACGTCGCGGGCGCTGCCGCCGGAGTTGCGGACGGCGTCGCCGATCGTGCGGTCGGCCTGCGCGCGCGACTGCCGCGCGCCCTGGATGAGCCCGTGGCTCGTCGACGCGAAGCCGCCCGCGGCGCCCGCGGCGGCGGTGACGCCCTGCGAGATGGTGGACGCGACGCCGCGGCGCTCCGTCTCCGCGGTGCGCTCCGCTCGCCTCGCCTCGCGATCCCGCTCGCGCTGCTCGCGCTTCGCCGCGGTCGTGCGGCGGCGCTCCTCGGCCTCGTAGGCGCGCGTGAGGCGTTCGAGCGCCTGCTGCTTGACCCGCGCCTCCTGCTCCGCCGTGAGGCTGCGCTTCGCGGCCTCGGTGCGGGCGACGGACGTCGCCTCGCGCTCGGCGCGCTCGCGGGCGTCGGCGCTCATGCGTGCGGCGCGGCGCTTCTGCTCCTCCGCGCGCACGTAGGCCATGGCGGCGCGCTGCGCCCCGACCTCGGCGGCGCGGGTTGCCCTCGCCTGCTCGCGCTCCTGCGCCTTCGCGCCGCTGACGGCGGCGGCCTGCGCGCGGCGGGCGGCGCGCTCTGCGGCCGCGGCCTGACGCTGCGACGCACGCTCCGCCGCCGCGGCCTGACGCTGCGCGGCGCCCTCCGCGGAGCGGCCCATGCCGCGGAAGGCGTCGCCGACGGCGCGCTCCGTCGCCTTCGCCTGCGCGCGGGCGTCGCCGAGCGCGCGGGCGAGGCCCGACGTGTCGGCGTCGATCTTGAGGATCGCGGAGGGGATGGCGCTACCTGCGTTGCTGCTGCGCGATGAGGGCGGCGACGGCGGTGACCGCCGCGCTCACTGCCCCGGGATCTCGACCCGGATCTCCGACCCCGTCGAGGAAGTCTCGGGCGACTCGCTCGGCGACGAGGTATCCGAGGAGCTCAGCCTCGTCAGCTTCTGCACCCGGTCGGCCAGTGAGAGCGCGATGTCGGTCAGCGAAATGACATCGAAGCGCAGCAACGACGTCCGCTCCACTCGGCCTTTTCCCAGGGCGTCGACCACCTCCCGGAGCTCGTCCGCGCTGCGGAGGGCTCGGATCGGCGACCGCTCCGCCTGCCACGCGCTGTACTCGCGGAAGCAGGCTTCGATCTCGTCGGTGAACAGCGTCCCGCGCAGCGCCGCGGCGTCCTTCGCGAACGGCGCGCGGAGGTCGTCGTGGTCCATCAGGGCGCGCGCGAGCACCTGCGTCATCAGTTCGACCTCCATGATGGAGTCGCCCTGCGACGTGATGAAGTCCTCGCGCGTGTGGCCGCCCTTCGTGGTCAGGTACTTGACCGCCTCGGCGTGCGCCTCCTCGGTCTCCTCGACGGAGATCGCGCGCACCGCGAGGCGGAGCGTGATCGTCACCGGGGCGCCGGCCGCGTCGGCGCGCAGCACGTCGAGCGTGAAGCGCTTGCGGGGCGGCATGTACCCGCCGAGCAGCCGCGCGAGCGGCGTCGAGCCGGCGAGCGATGCGACGTCCGTCACGCGGCGCTCGCGGTGTTGAGGAGCTTCCCGCTCACGTTGAAGTCGGTGCCGTTGGGCGACCCGACGTCCGTCATGAAGCCGGCGGTGCGGATGTCGCCCTCGATGTTGTACGTCGTCCCCGCGAACGTCATCGCGAACGACTGCGTCCCGGCCTGCACGAGCCGCTGGATGATGTCGCCCTCGATGCCCGCGGCGGGCACGGCGGACGACACGTCGACGCTGACCTTCTGCGGGCCCGTGGAGTGCCCCGCGCGGCCGAGTTGGAGCGTGTCCACGTCCTTGTTGCCGCTGTCGAACTTGACGTCGATCTTCGACGCCTGGAGGAGCACGCGCCCGCCGACGCTGATGTACCCCGGCCTGCTGTACTGGATCGCCATGGTGGTCTCTCAGCCCCTTCCGGTCACACGCTCTGGATCTGCTGCACGGTGCCGACCATCTGCACGAGCCACGGCGTCGGCTCGACGGGGATGCTCATGTTCACGCGCCCCGGGGAGCCGCTGTCGGGCTCGACGGCGAGGAGCTCGGCGTTCGCGTCCACGTCGCGCACGATCCCCTGCTCCTCGTAGCCCTTGAGGTCGCCGAGGATCGACGCGCGGATCTGCTGCGGCGTCGTCACGAAGGGCGCCTTCGGCGGGTCGCCGTTGGCGTCGTTCGCGCCGAGCTTGAACCCCGCGTAGCGCACCGCGAGGTTGGCCTGCTCGCCGTCGGCGACGTAGTCGCACACGGTCACGTAGTTCGTGTAGAGCACGCTGTAGTTCTGGAGGCCGTTCACGAGCGACAGGCTCGTGATGCTCATGCAGAGCACGCCGTAGCCCGCGCGCGCGTTGCTTGCGGTGATCGGCACGAGGCCGTTGTTGAGCGCGCCGTTGACCTCGGTGTCGGTCGGCTGGTCGTCGACGCTGTACTGCATCGGGACCGTCGCGAGCTGCACGCCGGAGAGGTTCGCGTCGGGGTCCGACTCCTCGCCCGGGAGCGCCGAGACGACGCCCGTGATGGAGTCGCCGATGACGCGCGCGGCGGTGACCTGCGCGGCCACCATGCACGCGGGCACGAGGCTGTTGTAGTGCCAGGCGATCTGCGTCCGCGCGCTGTTGACGCCCGTCGCGAGCGTCGTCGCGGTCCCGAAGGACGCGAGCGTCGCGCAAACGGCCTGCTGCCGCTTCTGCGACGTGATCGCCGCCTGCGACGCGACGAAGGTCGCGATGCGGCCGACGTTCGTCGCGTCGGTGCAGGCGCCGACGATGCGCTGGTAGCGCGTCGGCGTGATCGCCGAGAGCGCGGCGGCGAAGCTGTCCTGCGTGGTGCCGCCCGAGAAGCGGTAGAGGTTGCCGCTCGCCGAGCCGCCGCTCATGATGCCGGTGGTCGCGCCGGGCGACGTGGTGCTCGAGGACGTGATGAGCGTCTCAGTGCCTGACGACGACACGAACGAGAGCAGGACGACGAGGTCGTTGCCGCGCGGCCCGTTGCACTTCGCCGTCCACGTCACCGCGCCCGTCGAGGTCTGCGCGTAGTAGGGGAGCCACGTCACCGCGTTGGTGGCGGTCGCCACCGCGGTCGCGATCGTCTCCGCGGTCGAGCCCGAGGCGACGGGCACGTCGACCACGGCGCCGCACATGCGCAGCCGGATGGTGAAGTCCGCCGTCGAGGTCGTCGCGAAGGTGCAGACGACGCTCGCCGCGCTCCCGCCGCCCTCCGCGACGGCGATGCCGTACACGGTGGCGTTGGGGTACTGCGCGAACACCGCGCGGGCCATGTCGTGCACCTCCGACCCGAGGCCGAAGTACGTGCCCGCGTCGCTCTCCGACGCGAGGTACTGCGGCGTCGCGTCGGCGATCGTGCCCGCGGGGAGCGCGATCGTCGGCGACGAGCCCGAGACCGCGGTCCCCATCTTGTTCCCCATGAGGAGGATTTTGATGGGCTGCGTTCCGGGGCTGGACGCCGAGCCGCCGAGCGAGACGGCGAGGTAGACGCCGGGCGTCTTGTAGGACGTGGCGAAGCCGGGGACGACGATGCTCACGACGCCACCTCCTCGACGACGAGGTCGCCGCGGCGCCCGGAGCGGCGGTAGTGGTCGAGGTCGGGCACGATCTCGCCCTCGGCGAGCGGGGCGCCCTGCGCGTCGCGGGCGGCGTAGCGCCCGGGGCGCACGCGCCCATCGGCGCCGACGAACGCCACGAGGCGCCCTTCGACGGCGTGAATGCGGAGTTGCATCGCGGTCTCTCTGGTCAGGGGTTGCGGGGAGGCGTCAGGGGTTCGGCTCGGCCTCGAACTCGACGAGCGGGTTCACGCTGTCGGGGTCGTCGAGCGTGCCGGTGAGGTTGAGGTCGCCGACCATCGGGTTGAGCAGCGGGAGGCCCGCCGCGGGGTCGGGGTTGTCGGCCTGCGGGAGCACGCGCAGCGCCGCGACGCGCGTCGCGTAGGCGTAGACGACGCCGCCCTCGACGAGCTCGGGGCGCGTCTCGACCGCGCGCAGGGTGATGTCTTGGTACGTGTTCGCCGCCGCGAGCGCGTTGACCGCGCCGAGCGCCGCGTCGATGCAGCGCATGACGCCGGGGCTCGTCGTCGTGCCGCGCATCCCCTCGTCGACCTCGCGCGGGTCCTCGACGACGCAGATCACCGACCACGACGACTCGCCGCGCTCCTCCGAGTAGGCCCACGTCAGGATGTCGCGCGTGACGCTCTCGCCCTCGAAGCGCAGCAGCACCGCGGGGAACTGCTCGCGGCAGACGTTGGAGAGGTCGCGCTTCGTCGTCGGGCCCGCGTAGCGGCCTGCGAGGGCGAAGGGCGCGTTCGCGGTCGGCGGCCCCGCGACGAGCGCGGAGAGCGCCGTCAGCAAGGCGTCGTCGAGGTCGGCGAGGGTCGCGTTTGCCACGGCTCAGGGGAGCGATGCGACGGCGGTGTAGATGACGCCCTCGACGAGCCGCTCCGCCCACGCCTCGCGGCGCTCCCACGCGGGCCAGAGGTACGGGTAGGGCGCGCTGCGCGACGTGCCGTCCTCGACGTAGGAGCCGTACGGCGTGCGCCCCACCACGTCGACGGTGTAGCCGCGCCGGAGGTTGCCCGACGCCGCGCCGTGGCGGATGTTGCGCTCCAGCCGTCCCGTGCGGTTGCGAAACGTGTGGCCGGTCTTCGCGTCCGTCGCGACGCCCTCGCCGATGTCGAGCATCAGCGGGAGCATCTCGCCCGCGATGGCGGCCTCCATCGCGTCGACCGCGTCGACGATCGCGCCCACGTCAGAAGCCCGACGTGTCCTGCTGCGAGGCGTTGCGCACGTAGGGGTTGGTCGGCTGCCCCGCGGCGTCGGTGAGGTTGTTGACCGTCGGCCGCGGGAGCGGCGCGCCCTGCGAGGAGCCGGGCGCGCGCGCGTCGCGGTCGCGGTTGAGGCTCTTGAAGAACTCGCGCGCCTTCGCCCCGAGGCGCGCGTAGCCGCTCGTCTCCTCGGTCGCGAGGTGGCGCGACGAGGCGATGGCGATCGTGAGGTTGACGCCCTGCCCGACGACGAGCGGGTCGAGCGTGTCGCCGGTCTGGTAGAGGCCGTCGGGGAACGCCGCGCGCGTGAGCACGCGGATCTCGCTGTTCGCCTCCGCGATGCAGCGGTCGCGGTACGACGTGTCCGGCGTGTTGCCGCCGTTCTTCGCGAAGAGGCGGTTGTACGCCTGCCCCGAGAGGCACTCGATCACGTCGGTCGACGTGACGATGTTGACGATCTCGGCCATCGCGGCGTCCCCCTGCGGTCAGTCAGCGCGGCGCGAGCACGCGGGCGCGGTGGTAGTGCACGCCCTCGACGAGCCCGCCGCAGCCGGGCGGCGGGTTCTCGGGGTCGAACGGCACGAGCGCGCCGGCCTCGTAGTGCACGCCATTGTAGCGCAGGCGCGCGAGCAGCACCGGCGACTCCTCGCCGACGGGGCGCGCGGCGGCCTCGCGCGCGGCGGAGAGGTCGGCGGAGAGCGCGGCGACCTGCGCTTCGAGGTCGGCGACGCGCGACTTGAGCGCGGCGTTCTCCTCGGCGAGCTGCCGCTTCGTGGGCTCCTGCGGGGGCGCGACGGGCGCGAGCGGGTCCATGCTCACGAGATCACCGTGGTGAGCAGGTAGCCGGTGTTCGCGCCGCCGATCACGACGTCGTCCTCGAAGGTCGAGAGCTTGATGTACTGCCCGCCCATCGCGCCGCCGAGGCGGTCGGGGATCACCTCGTTGCGGTACGCCTTGCCGCCGAAGCGGTAGGTGTAGCCGAAGGTCTCCGTCATCAGCGGGTCGGGGTTCGGCTCGACGCGGAGGAGCGCCGCCGACTTGCCCCACACGTAGTCGCTGACGGCCGTGAGGCCCTCCTGCGCGCTGTTGTACTTCGCGCGGCCCACGATGACCTTGTCGACGCCGATGAGCTCGGCGATCGTCTCGAGCGCGACCTGCATCGGGACGGCGCCCGACTTCGTGCTCGCGCGGCCCGAGATGTAGCCCTTGACCGCGGGGTTGGTCATGAGCTTCGGCCACACCTGCCCGCCCATCACGAGCACGTTCGGCGTGCTGAACACGCTCTCCTTGTAGGTGAGGAGCTGCTCGATCGGGTCGCTCGACGGGTCGTCCCACCGGTCGGCGCCCGAGAGCGCCGTGGTGTTGGTGCCGTAGTTCGACGCGCCGAACACCTCGGCCGCGACGTTCACCTCGCGCGCGAGGTCCATGAACGACCGCAGGATCGCCATGTAGATCGCGGTCGACTTGAGCGCCGAGCTGTCGGCGTCATCGAGGATCTCCTGCGGGATGTAGTCGACGAGCCCGAGGGGGACGCAGTTGTACTGGAGGCTGTTGTCGACCGTCCACTGCACCTGGTTCGGCCGCGCGCGCGAGTTGGCGATGCGCGTGTTCGCGACCGACTGCATCGCGGCCACGGGGACCTGCTGGATGTAGTTCGACAGCTTCGCCGCGTTGACCACGGGCATCACCACGTCGGCGATGTAGTCGCGGTTTGAGTAGAGGACGAAGATGTTCTGGTCGATCGTCGGGATGTGCACGTCGCCGGGCGACAGGCTCATCATGTGCGGGCGCGGGCCGCGGCCGGTGACGTGCGAGAGCCACACGTTGTACGCGGCGTCGAGCGAGCCCGAGGCGTCCTGCGCCTCGGAGAGCCAGCGCTGCACGGTGGCGTCGCACTGCGACGAGACCACCGGCGCGGTCGCCATGCGGGCGATGCGCGGGTCGCTCATCGTCGTCGCGATGCGGTCGAAGTTGGTGCCGTTGGCGGCGCCGCTCCCCGTGAGGAGGCGGACGCCGCGCGAGAGGGGGCGGTTCATGGTTCGTGATCCTTGCGTGGTGGGTGGCGGGCGATCAGCCCTGGACGCGGCTCGGGGAGACGGCGACGGTGATGTTCCCGCTCGCCGCCGTGGTGGTGAGGGCGATGCCGACCACCGCGCAGTTGGTGCCACCGGCGGGCGCCGCCGTGAGGCCGGTGCCGTTGGTGCCGCCCGCGGTGATGTAGTCGTTCGCGGTGACGCCCGCGCCGGAGTCGACGACGACGGCGGTGCCGCTCGTCACGACGTACGCGGTCTCGCCCGCGCTCGCGGTGTTGAGCGCGACGCCGAGGAGCGCCGCGGTCGGCGACGCGCCGCCGGGGAGCACCGCGGTGTTGTTGGCGGCCATCACGATCCGGTTCGCCGTGGTGCCGCCGACGCCCGCGGTCATCTTCAGCACGGTACCCGAGAAGCTCGGGACGTTGCCGATGAGGATCGCCACGCGGGCGCCCGTGGTGACGGACTCCAGCGCGATGCCGACGCGCGTGGCGTTGGCCGGCGTGGTGAGCGACTCCGACACGACGGTGCCGGTGGCGCCGCCGATCACGACGCGGTCGCCGCGCGTGATGGTGCCCGCGGCGATGCCCGGCCACACGCCGTTCACGACGGCGTCGACGGGCGCGTTGGCGGACGAGCTCCACGGGTAGGCGGCGAGGCCCACGAGCGCCTCGGACGACGAGGCCCCGGTGGGGAGCTTCACGACGTCGTTCGAGGCGCCCATGACGAGCACCGCGCCCTCGGCGACGCTCGCGGAGGCGCAGTTGAAGGGGACGAGCTGCCCCGGGTTGCGGTCGGCGATTCCCATGACGATTGATCCTGTGGTGGTTGGTGGCGGGTGACGGTCAGGCGCCGACGAAGGGCGCGACGAGGCGCTTGGAGATGTCGCGGTCGGCCATCATCGCGGCCTCCGCGTGCGACTTGGCCTTGCCCTCGGCCATGAGGCGCGCGGCGAGGGCTTCGCGCTGCGCCGAGCGCGACGCGACGCTGTCGTCGCCGCCGACGGCGGGCGGGTGCGGCGCGCTCGTGGCGACGTGCTCCGAGAGCAGCGCGCGGGCGGCGGGCGTGACGGCGGGCTTCGCCGCGTCGCGCAGGGACTCCGCCGTGGGCTTCGCGGGCGGCGCCGCGGGGGCGTCGCTCATGCGCTTCGCCTGCTCGGCGGCCTCGACGCGCTCGGCGGGGTACAGCGTGTCGAACGTCTCGCGGTTGGAGAGGCAGAGCTTCGCGAGGCGCTCGCGCGCGCCCTCGGGGGCGAGGCCGGCGGCGACGACGCGATCAGCCATCGCGGCGGCGGCCATCCCCATCGCGGCCTTCTCGCGCTCCTGGATCGCGGCGAGCTGCTCCGCGATGCCGCGGATGCGCTGGATGATGAGGTCCTCGGCGCCCTCGGCGTCGAAGTCCATCTCAGCCATGCCGCACGCCATCGCGCACTCGCGCGCGAACTTGCCGTAGCCGTCGCGCTTCGAGTCGGCGATGGCGGCGCCCTCGGCCTCCTTCTCGGCCTTCTCCTTCGCCGCGTCGGCGACGGGTGCGGCCGCGGGCGCGGCGGCGGGCTGCATCTTCGGCAGGTCGGCGGCGCCCATCGGGGCCGCGCTCATCTCGTCGTTCATCGTGGGTGTCCTCGTGGGGAGCGTTGGAACGTGCACGTCGCCCGGCGTCAGGCTCGCGGTCGTCGCCTTCTCCGAGGCCGTCACGGGCGCCATGCCGTCGAGGAAGGGCTTGTTGGTGAGGGCGACGCTCGTGAGCCGCGCGCCGATCGGCTTCCCCGTCTCCTTGTCGACCGCGCCGAACTGGATCGCGGGCGAGAGGTAGCGGTAGCGCTTCGCGCGGACGTGCTCGACGGCGACGGGGTCGACCCACTCGAAGGTGCCCCACAGCGTCCCGTCGCCGCGGTCTTCGAGGTCGGTGATCCACGCCAGCGCGGGCACGCCGTGCTGCGCCACGCTGTCGGGGAGCGTCTCGCTGGTGTGCTCGTAGTCGAGCGCGACGCAGCGGTTCTCGGTCGCGTTGAAGTTGCGGAGGATGTCGGCGAACACCCGCGCGTCGAGGCGGAACGGCCCCTGCGGGTGCCCGCGGAACTCGCCGAAGCGCGCGATCTGGTTGCGCGTCTTCTGCCCGACGGCGGCGGTCTCGCGGCAGGTGATCTCCGCGGAGTCGCCGCGCAGGGTGACCACGTCGGCGGGGGTCGTCGCGGGCGCCTCGGCGGGCGCGGCGGGGCTGCGGCGCGTCTTGCGCTTGTCGGCCATGGTCGTGGGGTCTCCGTCGCCCGTGAGGGCCGCGGTGGTGCCGCGGTCGGCGCCGCACCACACGGCGGCGGCGTCGAGCGTCAGCGCGAGCGGGAGCGCACACGGCGCGTCAGGCGTCGGCGCGTCGGGCGGCAGGTACGCGAGCGTCGCGTGCGGCGTGAAGCCGTGCGACGCGGCGACGGGGAGCCCCGCCTCGCGCAGCATCCGGCAGAGCGCGTCGCGGGCCGCGGAGAGCCCCGGCGCGTCGACGCTCAGGTACGCGGCATCGCCCTCGCCCTCGGCGCCGTGGAAGCGCCCCACGCCCGACAAGCGCGCGGGCATCGGGGGCGTCGAGGCCGCCCACCGGCCGACGACGCTGCGGGCCACGTCGAGCGCGACCGCGCCCATCGGCAGCGCGCCGAGGCGCCCGAGGTACGCGAGCGTGACGTGCGCGCCGTCGACTCCGGGGAGCGCGTAGGCGGCGGTCTCGTCGTCGAGCGGCAGCACCACCGCGACGCCGGGGTCGGCGTCAGCGCCCGCGTCGTCGCTCATGCGCTTCTCTGCGGCGTCGGCGGCGTCCATCTGACGCACGACCTTGCGGGCCCACGCGAAGCCCGCGTCGCCGCCCCAGCCGTTCCAAGCTTGGTACCCTTTGCCCTGCTCGCCCCACGTCTCGCCGCTCTTGTCGCCCTCGTGGCGCTCGAAGAACGAGAGCATCCGGCGCACGGTGTCGGGCGACAGCGTCTTGCCGGCGATGAGGTCGCGCGCGCGGGCGATCCCGACGGGCGTCATCCCGCGCTCGCTCTCCGGCTTCTCGGCGCGGATCTCGAGCGCGCGCTTCGCAGCCTCGCGGGCGCCCTGCGGCGGCCGGAAGTCGATGTGGTCGTAGCGGGCCATGGTAGCGTTGCGGCGTGAAGACGAAGCGCGTCGAGCGGTTGCTGCGGCCGTCGGAGGCGGGCCGCGCGGAGGTGTCGGTCGCGATGACGCGGGAGGCGTTCGACGCCTTCGCCGCCGCCCGCGGGTGGCGCTGCGAGGCCGGCGACGTGCTCGACCCGCGCCGCGCGATCGGGTGGGCGGTGCACGCTGCGGGGTGGCGGCGGGGCGCCCTCGTCGTCGCCGTCAAGACGTTCGACGCGCACCGGACTGCCCGCGAGGTGCGGCGGCTGCTCGTGGCGCTCCGCCGCGCAGGCGTCGCCGCGAGGCCGCGGAGGCGCTAGGCTCGCGGCATGAACGACGAAGACCGAGGCCCGTGGCAGATCGGCGAGATGCGCGAGTTCCGACCGCGCCCCGCGCCGACGACCTCCGCCGACGTGCGGCGTGACGCCGCGCGGGTGCTGGTGCTCGCGGCGGAGGGCTACGCGGAGGACGCCGCGGCCCTCGCCTGCGGGCGTCTCAGGCTCGCGACGCGGGCCCTCGAAGCGATCGTCGCGGAGAGCGCCGACCCCGCGGCCGTCGCCCTTGCGCGCGAAGTCCTCGCGGCGCTCGCGGTCGGCGACTAGGCGCCTGTGTCCTCGGTGCCCGCGGGCCGCTCGCGGCGCTGCGACACCTCGGGGCGGACGTTGGGCGCGGCGCCCCGCGGCGCGGCCTCGTCGCCCTGGTAGTCCTCGACCTTGCGCTCCGTCGGGATGCCGAGCAGCGGCGCCCCGGGCGACGGGTCGGGGAGGTTGAGCAGGTTGCGCGCATCGGCCTGCGCGATCTCGCCCTTGAGGCTTGTGAAGATCTGGATGCGCTTCGCGACCGCGTCGAGGTCCTGCGCGGGGTCGACGGCGAACCGCATCCGCGGCACCGGGGCGTTCGACCCGAAGTTCATGTGCACCATCGGGCGCACGAGGTCGCGCACGAGCGTCGACCCGACGGCGTTCGCGTCGGCGCGGGCGATCATGAGCTCGTTGCGCTCGTGCACCTCGCCGAGCGCGCGCGTACCGCCGCCGCGGCTCGACTCGCTCCCGAGCGTGCCGCCGACGACGGCCTTCGACTGCTCGGCGTTGCAGAGCGCGATCAGGTCGGAGTGCACGTCGTTGTTCGACGGCGCGTTCATCACGTCGACTTTCGTGGTGTCGGCGAAGGTCGCGGCGTTGCTGCTCGACATCGCGTCGAGCACCTGTTGCAGCACCGCGCGGTCGTCCTCCGTCGCCGGGAACTCGCCCATCGGCCCGCGGCCGGTGGCGAAGGTCCCGATGCGCAGACCGCGGCCCGCCCACTCGGCGAACGCAGCGAAGTCGCGCACGGCGAACCGCTTGAACGTGCACCACCAGATCAGCAGCCGCCCGAGGCCCTCGCGCGTCGGCATCACGCCGCGCACGCGGGGGTTGTGCGCGATGAACTTGCCCGGCGGGAAGCGGTCGAGCGGGAGCCCCGGGAACATCCCGAAGGGCGAGTCGGTGTTGACGGGCTGGTAGGACGTCGGCGACGTGCCGCTCGCGTCCCACAGCCGCAGGCGCCAGTCGGCCGCGTAGGTGAAGCGGCGCGGGTGCAGGAAGTACAGCGCGTCGGGCACCATCCACCCGCGCTCGTCGCGCCACACGACCTCGAGCCCGACGCGGCCCTGATAGACCGCGCCCATGAGGTCGGCGATGGCGCTGCCGAAGTCGCGCGAGAGAGCGCCGAGGGACTCGATCTCGCGCAGGCGCGCCCCGCACCACTTCGCGATCTCCTCGCCCGCCGCGCCGCTGCCCTCAGGGGGCACGAGCTCCCAATCCGATCCCGCGACGCGGAGCTCGCGCTTCTGGAGCTCGGCGTGCATGTGCCCGTCGCGCTCGCGCGCCTCGTCGAGCAGGTCGGCGAGCATCCACAGGTAGCCGGTGTCCGCGTTCTGCAAGACACCGGACACCGTCTGCGGCGTGAGGGTGTTGCCGTAGTGGTACTGAAAGCGATCGTTGTACGGCGCGGGCGCGAGTCGGTTCGCGAGCGCGGCGATGGGCGCCACGTCGAGAAGCGTGCCCTCGCCGGGGACGTGGCGGAGCTGCTCGGCTGTCGATGGGGTGAGGGGCAAT